AGGAATCTGATTCCGTCTCGCAAGACGCCATGCATAGCAGCGCGAAAGCCTGGAAACGGGGATCTCTCCACTGGTGGCTGTAACCCGTGATTTTAGCCGCTTTCAGAGTTGCGGCGCGCCAGATCTGAAACGGTGCGGCCGCCGGATCTCCATACGTGCCCAAACGAAAAGCTCGGCCGGCGAATAGATCCGGTAGAATCGCCGGATCATAATCAACGCCGGGGCGGGCGTATCGCCCGCGCTCATAAGCGCCATAAACGCTCGCAACGCTCTTGGCTACGTCGACGTAGCACTTGCCGCCCTTAAACGGGCGTTGCGAGCAATCGCCGCAAACTGATTCGTCCTGGCCGGTTTTCAGTGCGCGGTATGGGTGGACGTCGGCGCGGATGATAAAGGTTTGGACCATTGCGCCGGTTTTGCTGTTACCGCTCGCCGCTTCAATCCGATTGGCGATGACGACGACTGGCGCGCCGTCTATAGCGCTCGGGCCTTCATACAGGATTACGCCTGTAAACCGATTGCGCTTTATTGCTTTGAGTAGGTCGTTTGCGTTGTCGATCATGTCGTTTCCTTTCTTGTGGATATGTTACAAAAGAAAAGGCGACGCTGTAAAGCGCCGCCTGTTAGATTAGGCTTGCGCGATCTTGCGCGCGAGCTGGACGATTGCCGCCCGCTCACTGTCTACTAGCATCGCGAACGGATGTTTGCGGTCATACGCGACGACGGCGCGCGCCGCTTTGATTAGGGCGTCGCGGTTGCCAGCGCGATAGGCGGTTTTCAGAGCGGTTATCTTCTTTTCCATGTCGTTTCCTTTCTTGTATCCATTGTGGATATGTTACGTTATAGGCCTTTTGTGGATATTGTCAAATACTTTTTTACGAATAGTTGCGGATCGTCGTCGAAGCGTCGGACAACATGGCGTTGAATGCGAGGCGCCGCTTGAAAACGTCATATCGTCATGAGAGTTGTTATAGGGAGTTTTAGAATAAATGTAAACATAATAGTATAGGGACTGCAAAAAGATTTGAGCGACCGAAAACGTCATGGCAATCCGACGATCCGACGTTTTTTGTCCCGCGCCGTCCAGGCGCAAACATTCTGCATGAACCTGCGTCGTCATGACGATCCGACGTTTTGCTGGCGCTTGTCGCGACCTTCTCATCGCATGACGATCCGACGTTTGATTGTCAACTTAACGTAATGCTTTAAGTTTACATTCAATCTGCATCTGAGCCGTTTACATATAGCTGGTTGACATTCAGAGGGAGGGGGGCTGGGCCGAGGGATCTCCTTTAAGAAATACGCAGGGTCTGCACGAACTTTTTTATTTTTTATTTTAGTGGTAAAAGACTTTATGTTTGAGTCTCTTCCATACGAACCGCGCAAAATAGAGGCGACGGAAGCCGTCCTAGAGCGCATCTATCTCGCCGCCCGCAAAGGGCTGAAAGGCGACACGCTCGCCTACGCCGCTGGCATGACGCCGACCGAGTATCGGCGGCTGGTGCAGTTTGATCCGATTGCGGAGTATGCTGAACAGAAAGGCCGCGCTGAAGGTGAGGCTGAGATGTCTGAGGTGCTGCACAACGCCGCCCGCGCTGGCGACACTAAGGCGGCGCTGGACATCCTCAAGCATGTCCACAAGTGGACGGCCCCGCAGTCGGTGCAGGTGCAGGTCGAGCAGCGCATCTCTATTATTGCGGCGCTGGAAGAGGCGCAGCAGCGCGTGATCCAAGGGGAGTTAATAGATGCAGGTGCCGATCTACTCAGCGGACGAAGAACAGAAGCTGATGGCGACGCTATGGTCGGCGCAGGTGAAGAACGACCCGGTCGCGTTCGTGAGGATGGCGTTCCCGTGGGGTAAGGCCGGCACGCCACTAGAGCATTTTACGGGGCCTAGACGGTGGCAGCTAGAAGTCCTCCAAGACCTGCGCGACCACATCAAAGAGAACGGCGGAAAGGTCGACTTCGAAACGTTCCGCATGGCCACCTCATCGGGCCGCGGCATCGGCAAATCCGCGCTCGTCTCATGGCTCGTGATCTGGATGCTGACGACCCGGATCGGCTCGACGACCATCGTGTCGGCCAACTCTGAGGCGCAGCTTCGCAGCGTCACCTGGGCTGAGATCACCAAGTGGCTATCAATGTGCCTTAACAGCCATTGGTTCGAGGTAAGCGCTACCCGAGTGCTACCGGCCAAGTGGATCGCAGAACTGGTCGAGCGCGACCTGAAGCTGGGCACGCGCTATTGGGGCGTGGAGGGGCGGCTGTGGTCGGCCGAGAACCCTGACAGCTACGCGGGCGTGCACAACTTCGCGGGCGTCATGCTGGTGTTCGATGAGGCCAGCAGTCTATCAGCAGATTATCGACGAATACGGCCCCGACAGCGCTCAGGCTCACGTCGAGGTCTACGGAGCCTTCCCGAACGCGAGCGATGACCAGTTCATACCGTCGTCATTGGTTCAAGACGCGCAGACACGCCCGCCATCACAGGATCAGACAGCGCCGATAATCGTGGGTGTCGACCCGGCGCGGTTCGGGGCAGACGCTACGGTCATCGCTATCCGGCAGGGCCGAGACATCATCGGCATACGCCGCTACCGGGGCGACGACACCATGGAGGTGGTGGGGCGGGTAATCGACATCATAGAAGAGTTCAGGCCAGCGCTCGTCGTCGTGGACGAGGGCGGGCTAGGCGCGGGCGTCGTCGACCGGCTCAAGGAGCAACGATATAAGATCCGGGGCGTCAACTTTGGGCAACGGTCAAGCAAACCGATCATGTTCGGGAACAAGCGGGCTGAGATGTGGCACGCCATGCGGGAGTGGCTCAAGACAGCCAGCATACCAAACGATCGCTTCCTCAAGTCCGACCTGACCGGCCCAATGATGAAGCCCGACAGTAAAGGGACTATATTCCTAGAGAGCAAGAAGGACATGAAGGCGCGAGGGCTGGCCTCACCCGACGCCGCCGACGCTATCGCCGTGACGTTCGCGTATCCGGTCGCGCACAGAGAGGCCCGCACAGTAGACAATAGACCGCGCGTAACGTATGGTGGCAACGCAGCCTCTTCAGGATGGATGGGTCACTAATGGCCAAAAAGTCGGTATCGCTGTCCGTTGGTCGAGGCGAGAAGCTGTCGACTAAAGCCGGCGCTGGGCTGACGGCCAAGGGCCGGGCTAAGTATAATGCTGCCACTGGCAGCAAGCTCAAGCCGCCGGCTCCCAACCCTAAGACCAAGGCCGATGAGGGGCGTAAGAAGTCGTTCTGTGCGCGCATGGGCGGCGTAGTCGCCAAGTCGAAGAACGCGGAGCGCGCCAAGGCCAGCATGAAGAGGTGGAAATGCCCGTAAAGAAACCGGGATTGTATGCTGCGATCCACGCTAAGCGGGCGCGTATCAAAGCCGGGTCAGGCGAGAAGATGCGCAAGCCGGGCGCAGAGGGCGCACCGACCGCCAAGGCGTTCAAACAGTCAGCTAAGACGAGGAAGAAGTAATGCCTCTAGTTAAGTCAACCAGCAAGAACGCCTTCCGTAAGAACATCAAAGCGGAAGTCGCCGCCGGTAAGCCGGTGAAACAGGCCGTGGCTATCGCCTACTCGACGAAGCGCGCCGCGGCGTCGAAGAAGGGCGGCATGAGCAAGGGTAAATCTTGTGGCTTCTGATGATGTCGTAGCGGCTGGCAAAGTCAGCGATAACCCGGACGATGACCGTCTGGCCACCATGCGTCACCGTTTTACAGTGGCGCAGGCGGCCTATTCAGACTCACGCGAAGATGAGCTGGACGACCTGCGGTTCATGGCGGGCTCGCCGGACAACGCCTGGCAATGGCCGGCCGACGTGCTGGCGACACGCGGCGCGGTGCAGGGCCAAACGATCAACGCGCGACCGTGCCTGACGATCAACAAGCTGCCGCAGCACGTGCGCCTCGTGACCAACGAGCAGCGCCAGAACCGGCCGACCGCCCGCGTCATCCCCGCCGACGAGAACGCGGACCCGCAGGTGGCTGAGATCTTCGACGGTATCGTGCGGCATATTGAGTATATGTCGGATGCCGACGTGGCCTATGATACGGCCTGCGATAACCAGGTCACATACGGCGAAGGTTACATCCGCATCCTGACGGAATACACGAAAGAGGACTCTTTCGAGCAGGACATCAAGATCGCGCGCGTTCGCAGCAGCTTCAGCGTCTATATGGACCCAATGATCCAAGACCCGTGCGGTCAAGACGCGAACTGGTGCTTTATTACGGAAGACATTCCGAAAGCCGAATACGAGCGCATGTATCCTGACGCTACGCCTGTCACGGGCATGATGTCTCAGGGTGTGGGCGACCAGACGCTCAGCATGTGGGTCAGCCAAGAGACTGTCCGCATCGCTGAGTATTTCTACATCGAGCATCGCAAGGCGACGCTGAACCTCTACCCGGACAACATCACAGCCTTCAAAGGCACGCCGGAGGACAAGCGGCTCATGGCCGCCTATGGCAAGCCGCTGCGCTCTCGCGAAAGCGACCGTAAGCAGGTCAAGTGGATCAAGACCAACGGCTATGAGGTACTGGAGGAGCGCGACTGGGCGGGTAAGTACATCCCCATAATCCGCGTTGTCGGCAACGAGTTCGAGGTCGACGGTCAGATCTACATTAGTGGTCTGGTGCGTAACGCTAAAGACGCGCAGCGTATGTATAACTACTGGGTCAGCCAGGAAGCTGAAATGCTTGCTCTGGCCCCCAAAGCGCCGTTCATTGGTTACGGGGGCCAGTTCGAAGGCTACGAGACGAACTGGAAAACGGCCAATACGAACAACTGGCCGTATCTGGAGGTCAATCCCGATGTCACTGACGGGGCCGGAAACCT